ATCGTTGGACTGTGGGGAAGCGGTGAGAATCGTAAGAAATTGCTTACTGAGTACGGATACAGCTACTCTGAAGTTCAGAACATGGTTAATCAAATTCTGAATGGATCGGCGGTAACACCGTCCAACACCAAACAGGATCAGAACCAGTCAGTTTCAAAGAAAGTGGTGGCTACCTGTTCTGCCAAGCAGTTTAACAAAACCTATGCTGGTGAATATAAAACAACGGCAGTTCTTTATTGCCGTAATGATGCCGGAACCAATAAGAAAGCTATTTGTAAAATCCCGGCTGGCACTAAGGTTAAATGCTATGGCTACTACACAATGGCAAACGGAGTTAAGTGGCTGTACATCCAGTTTGTACTTGATGGTGTGCAGTATACTGGCTTCTCATCCAGTGCTTACTTAGCAAAGTAGGAGATTCATATGATCACGTTCAGACAAAAGGGTGATTTTTCTAAGCTGACTCGATTCTTAGAGCGAGCAAAGGAATCGGTTCGTCTCGGTGACCTCGATAAGTATGGTCGAGAGGGCGTAGCCGCCCTTGCGTCTGCAACACCAGTTGATACAGGACGGACAGCAAATTCGTGGCACTACAAGATCGAGCAGAAGCAAGGTTCCGTGTCAATCAGCTTTTATAACACAAATATTCAAAATGGAGTCCCTATTGCAGTCATTTTGCAGTACGGACACGCAACAAGAAACGGCGGCTGGGTACAGGGGCGAGACTACATCAATCCTGCTATCCAGCCTATTTTTGACAAAATTGCAGATGCGGCATGGAAGGAGGTTACTAAGCTATGAGTATAACCGTTGACGAACGTGTCGTCGAAATGCGGTTTGATAACAAACAGTTTGAGCAAAATATTCAGACCAGTTTATCAAGCCTCGATAAGTTGAAGAAGAGTCTTAACCTCGAAGGGGCAGCAAAAGGCTTAGAAACCGTAAACGATGCCGCAAATAAATGCAGTGGAAATATGTCACCGCTGAGTAATGCAGTTGAGACTGTACGAGTGCGATTTTCCGCATTGGAAGTAATGGCAATTACCGCTTTACAGAACATTACCAATTCTGCGCTTGCTGCTGGAAAAAATCTTGTCTCTGCTTTTACCATCGATCCGATTAAAACCGGTTTTGAGGAGTATGAGACCCAGATCAATGCCGTTCAGACAATCCTTGCGAATACATCTTCAAAAGGAACAACTCTTGACCAGGTAAATAATGCGTTAGATGAATTAAATCATTACGCAGATATGACCATTTACAATTTTACGGAGATGACCCGTAACATTGGTACGTTCACCGCGGCTGGCGTGGATCTGGACACATCTGTAGCAGCTATCAAGGGTATTGCGAACCTTGCAGCCGTATCAGGTTCCAACTCTCAGCAGGCAAGTACTGCTATGTATCAGCTTTCACAGGCATTAGCGGCAGGAACAGTAAAATTGCAGGACTGGAACTCAGTGGTAAACGCTGGTATGGGCGGTCAGGTATTCCAGGATGCGCTGAAAGAAACGGCTAAAGTTCATGGAATTGCCATTGACGAGATGATCAAAGATGAGGGCTCATTCAGAGAGACCCTTAGTAAAGGATGGCTTACCTCTGACATCTTGACTGAAACCTTGGCAAAATTTACAGGTGATCTCAACGAAGATCAGCTTCGGACCATGGGATATACCGATGATCAGATCAAATCCATTATGGAGATGGGTAAAACAGCGAACGACGCAGCAACAAAAGTAAAGACTTTTACTCAGCTGTTCGACACGTTGAAAGAGGCTGCCCAGTCAGGATGGACACAAAGCTGGGAAATTATCGTCGGCGACTTTGAAGAGGCAAAAGAATTACTTACTGAGGTGAGCGATACGTTCAGTGCCGTAATCAATGCTTCTGCCGATGCGAGAAATAAAATGCTTCAGGATTGGAAAGACCTTGGCGGTCGTACCATGATGATCGAAGCAGTAAAGAATGTTTTCGAGGGACTGGTTAGCGTTGCCAAGCCGGTTCGGGAGGCATTCAACGAAATCTTCCCGCCAATGACTGGAAAACAGTTAGCTGAAATCACAGAGCGTATCCGTGATCTGACAGCAAAATTCAAAATGGGGGAAGAAAGTTCAAAGAATCTGAAGAATACGTTTAAAGGCGTATTTGCAGTGCTTGATATCGTCGGACAAGCTTTCAAAGCTGTTGCCGGTGGTGTCGGCGAATTGATTGGTCTTTTCTTACCGGCTGGAAACGGAGTGTTATCACTTACTGGAAGTTTCGGTGAGTATCTTGTTAAGCTTGATGAAACGGTAAAGAAGACAGATGTCTTTGGCAAAGCAGTTTCGACGGTTGTTGATATCGTAAAGACAGCTATTACGTTTGTTAAAACTGCCGGAGAAAAAGTAAAAGAATTTGGAAAAACTGCCGGGGAGAAGTTTGATTTTCCTGGATTTGAATTATTCCACTCATTCCTTGAACGAGTACATGATCGCATGGCTCAGATTGGTGATGGTGCTGGAAAAATGAAGAGCGGAGTCATCGTTGCTTTCGAGATGATGGGAGAAGCACTTGAAAAATGTAAATTTCTCAAAGTTATGGAAGCATTGTGGACCGCCGTGAAAGTAATTGCTGGCGGTATTGCCGATGCAGTCGGAACTATGATGGGAACACTCGCTGAGAAACTCGGAAATGCAGATTTTAGCGGAGTTCTTGATGTTCTTAACAGCATCGCTGTTGGTGGAATTGCTTTATCAATTTCTAAATTCTTAAAAAGTGTAACAGAACCTCTTGAGGGGTTGAGCGATATTCTCGAAGGGGTAACTGGAATTCTTGATGGTGTCAGAGGATGCTTTGAGGCATATCAGACAAATCTTAAAGCCGGAACGTTACTTAAAATCGGAGCAGCAATCGCTTTGCTTGCTGGTTCTATCGTAGCTATTTCTTTGATCGATAGCGATAAACTGTCAGTTTCTCTTGGGGCTATCACGGTTCTCTTTGCTAATCTACTTGGAGCGATGGCGATTTTTAACAAAATCAGCAGTGATACGGGAAAAGTATCCAAAGCATGTACCGCGATGATCGCTATGTCAGTTGCAGTATCTATTCTGGCAGGAGCTTTGAAGAAAGTTTCAGACCTTGATTGGGGTGAACTTGCGAGAGGTCTGGTTGGAATTGCCGGTCTTACGACTATTGTTGTTGCTTCATCTAAAGCCATGGCAAGCGGTCAGAAGCAGGTTATGAAAGGCGCTACCAGCTTAATTATATTTGGAGCAGCTATCAAAATCCTGGCTTCGGCATGTAGGGATTTATCGAAATTACAGTGGGATGAACTTGGACGTGGATTAACAGGAGTCGGAGTCTTATTTGCTGAGATTGCTGTATTCCTTAGAGTTGCAAAATTTAACGGAAAAATGCTTAGCACTGCGACTGGAATTGTTATTCTGGCGGCGGCAATGAAAGTTCTGGCATCCGCTTGCAAAGATTTTGGTCAGATGGAGTGGAGCGAGATTGGAAAAGGATTGGCCGGAATCGGTGGATTACTTGCCGAACTTGCTGTCTTTACGAATTTGGCTGGAAATGCGAAATATGTGATGTCCACTGGTGTAGCTCTAATCGCTATTGGTGCCGCAATGAAAATCTTTGCTTCCGCTGTAAAAGATTTCGGTCAGTTACAGTGGGATGAAATTGGCAGAGGTCTTACTGCCATGGGCGGTGCATTTGCAGAAGTGGCTATTGCCGTTAATCTGATGCCGAAGAACATGATCGGTATTGGAACCGGGCTTGTTATCGTTGGTGCGGCACTTGAAATCATTGCAAACTGTATGAGTAAATTCGGAGGTATGCAGTGGGAAGAGATCGGTAGAGGTCTTACTGTCATGGGTGGGGCTTTAGCCGAGTTGGCTATCAGTCTCAACTTCATGAAGGGTACGCTTGGTGGATCGGCAGCATTGTTGGTTGCGTCAACAGCCTTAGCTGTTCTTGCACCGGTACTCAGTATTTTAGGAGCATTATCGTGGGAAGCGATTGTAAAAGGACTAATTTCTATTGCTGGAGCTTTCACGATTATCGGCGTAGCAGGGGCAGTTCTTACACCGTTGGTGCCAACTATTCTGGCATTATCTGGAGCATTTGCGTTGATTGGTGTTGGGGTTCTTACAATCGGAGCAGGTTTACTTGCGGCCGGTACAGGACTTTCTTCGCTCGCGATCGGATTCACAGCGCTGGCAACTGCCGGTGCCGCTGGAGCAACAGCAATCGTAGCAGCACTGACGGTTATCGTTACTGGTATCGCTGGCTTAATTCCGGCTGTCCTTACAAAAGTTGGAGAAGGGATTATTGCGATCTGCAAAGTTATCGCCGCTGGAGCACCAGCTATCGGCGAGGCTGTAAAAGCAGTCATTTTAACTCTGATTGATGTCTTTGTATCTTGTGTACCTCAGTTGGCAGACGGAGCTTTGCAATTAGTAGTCGGTGTATTAGCAGCACTTGCTACTTACACGCCTCAAATCGTAGATCTAGCCTTCAAATTCCTTATTGGAATTTTAGAGGGTATTGCTAGTAATCTACCATCACTGATTAAAGCTGGAATTGATGTTCTTATGGCGTTCTTTACCGGTGTTGTCGATGCATTAAGCGGAATTGATACTGGGGCTTTACTGAAAGGAATAGCCGGAATCGGTCTGTTATCGGCTATTATGCTTGCTCTTAGTGCAACCGCGGCACTTGTTCCTGGAGCAATGGTTGGAATTCTTGGAATGGGGGCAGTTGTCGCTGAGATGGCATTAGTGCTTGCAGCCGTCGGCCTCTTGTCGAAACTTCCAGGACTTTCTTGGCTCATCGGAGAAGGCGGAAAGCTTTTACAGGGTATCGGAACGGCAATCGGTCAGTTCGTTGGCGGAATTGTCGGTGGATTTATGAGCGGTGTGTCGAGTCAGTTCCCACAGATTGGAGCTGATTTATCCGCTTTTATGAATAATGTTCAGCCATTCTTACAGGGAGCAAGTCAGATTCAGCCGTCTATGATGGACGGAGTAAAGGCATTAGCCGAGACAGTGCTTATTCTGACGGCGGCTGACATTTTACAGGGATTGACTTCTTGGCTTACAGGAGGATCATCTTTATCTAAGTTCGGAGAGGAACTTGTACCGTTTGGCGAAGCTATGCGAGATTTCTCGCTGGCTATCGGAAATATGGACGGAGAAATCGTGGCAAACGCAGCGACGGCTGGTAAAGCATTAGCTGAAATGGCAGCCACAATTCCAAATACAGGCGGATTAGTGTCGTTCTTCGCAGGAGAAAATGACATGACTGCCTTTGGAAAGCAGCTTGTACCGTTCGGTGAAGCTATGAAACAGTTCGGAGACGCAATTACCGGACTCGATGCAAACGCAGTCACTGAGGCAGCAATCGCCGGTAAGGCAATGGCAGAGATGGCAACAACCATTCCGAATTCGGGTGGTGTTGTAGGATTCTTTGCTGGCGAAAACGATATGGGCGAGTTCGGAAAACAGCTTGTACCATTCGGCGAAGCCATGAAAGCATTTGGCGATGCAGTTCGTGGACTGGAACCCGATGCAATCGTCAATTCTGCAACAGCAGGTAAGGCTTTGATTGAACTTGCCAATACAGTTCCGAATACCGGTGGCGTCGTGGCATTCTTTACCGGAAACAACGATGTTGATACTTTCGGCGAAAAGCTTGCACCATTTGGTGAGGCTATGAAGGCATATTCTGAAGCTATTATGGGCATGGATTCTGCGGCTATTACGAATTCGGCAACAGCTGGTAAAGCTCTTGTAGAACTTGCCAATACAATCCCGAATACCGGAGGACTTGTAAGCTGGTTTACCGGTGACAACGATCTTGGCAGTTTCGGTGACAGTCTGGTTCAGTTCGGAAGTGGAATTAAGAGTTATTCAGATTCTATTTCTGGAATTGATACCGGAATCATGTCGAGCGTAATCACACAGGTAAATCGCCTTGTTGAGATGGCTAAGGGAATGGCTGAGTTGGATACGAGTGGTATGAGCGGTTTCAGTACAGCGCTTACACAGCTTGGAAATAACGGAATCGACAGCTTTATTAACGCATTTACAGATGCGAGCGGAAGAGTAACATCAGCCGCAACATCTATGCTGACAACATTTATCAATGCTGCTAATGCGCAAAAGAGCAATATGACATCTACGTTTACGACCATGATGCAGGCTGTACTTACGACCCTTACAAACTATCAAACCCAGTTCAATACGGCAGGCTCTACGTTGATGACGAAATTCATCACCGGAATCAAATCTCAGGACGGAAATACCAAAACTGCCATTACCAATATAATTAGCGGTTGTGTTACCGCTATCAACAACAAGCAAACCCAGTTCAATACAGCAGGTGCGAACCTCATGATCAAACTCATTGCCGGAATCAAATCGAAAGATTACGAGACCAGAAATGCGTTTGTAAACATCTTAAGTTCGTGCCTTACAGCTATTGCGAACAAGTATCCGGAATTTCAAAATGCAGGAATGCAGTGCATGATTAAGTTCATTGCCGGCATTAAGGAAAAAGCCGAAGAGGTAAAAACTGCCTTCACTGGAAATCTTAATGCTTCTGTAACGGCTATCCGGGACTACCATGAACAGTTTAAACAGGCTGGTGCTTACCTGGTAGAGGGCTTTGCCGATGGAATCAGTGAGAACACATATCGTGCAGAAGCGAAAGCCAGAGCAATGGCAAGGTCTGCGGCAGAAGCAGCAGAAGATGAACTGGACGAGCATTCACCTTCCAGAGTCGGATACCATATCGGTGACTTCTTTGGATTAGGATTTGTCAATGCAATCGGAACCTATGCAGTAAAGGCATACAACGCAAGTGCGGATATGGCTAAATCAGCAAAAACGGGTCTTGGAAACGCAATCGCAAAGGTAAAGGATATGATCGACAACGGCGTTGATACTCAGCCTATGATTCGACCGATTCTGGATCTGTCAGACGTTGAGGAGAAGAGTCATCGACTGAATACGCTGTTCAGCAGATCACAGGCGTTGGCTGTCAGCACAGGAATCGCAACATCTCGTGGGCAGAATCTTCAAAATGAAGATGCCAGTCCGAATACAAGAAACTCTTATAACTTTACACAGAATAACTATTCGCCTAAGGCACTGTCGAGAACAGAGATTTATCGGCAGACGAAGAATCAGTTCTCGGCGATGGAAAGGATGGTGGAAACTTGATTCGAGCAGTCACGTTTACAAACTATCTTGGCGATAGTATCCGACTTGATTTGGCGAGACCGGAGGAATCCGGTTTCATCATCAAGTCTGTAACTGGCTTGGGGCCGGGAAAAGCGAACATCAATACGACAGAAATCGCCACAAACGATGGAAGTCTGTTCAATTCCTCAAGGATGCCGAGCCGAAACATTGTTATTTCTCTTGCGTATATGTGGAAGGATTCCATCGAAGACGTAAGACAGCTTTCATACAAGTATTTTCCTATTAAAAAGAAACTCACAATGCTTATCGAAACCGATAACAGGCAGGCGGAGATTGAAGGGTACGTCGAATCAAACGACCCAACAATCTTCAGTAAAGACGAGGGTTCGGATATCTCAATCGTGTGTCCGAATCCTTTCTTTTATTCTGCCGGAAAGGACGGACTCAATACGACCATCTTCTATGGCGTAGAGGCACTGTTTGAGTTTCCTTTCAGTAACGAATCGTTTCAGGACCCGTTGCTGGAAATGGGAGAAATTAAAAATGAAACAGAGCAGGTGGTTGCATATAATGGCGACGCTGAAATCGGCGTAACTATTACGATTCATGCAATCGGTGAAGCCAGCAATATCACAATCTATAATACCGGTACTCGCGAAGTGATGCGGATCGATACCGATAAATTGGAGAAATTCACTGGCTCTGGAATTATAGCAGGTGACGAAATCATCATCTGCACCGTAAAAGGAAACAAGTCGATTACGCTTCTTAGGAACGGAAAGACTACAAACATCTTGAACTGCCTGGATAAAAATGCAGATTGGTTCCAGCTTGCGAAGGGTGACAACATATTTGCTTATACAGCTGAGTACGGAAGTACAAATTTACAGTTTAAGATTGAGAACCGTATCGTCTACGAGGGGGTATAAGCACTATGGATGTGACGATTTTAAACACTGACCTGGATGCTGTCTCTATCGTGGATACATACGAATCCTTCATCTGGACTGATCGGTATTACGCCTATGGCGACTTTGAGCTGTATGAAACAATGCGAGATGGTCTTTTGGATTATATCAAACAGGACTATTATTTGCAGAGCAAGGAATCTGAGCATGTGATGATCGTGGAGAAAATCCAGATTACGTCAGATACTGAAGACGGTAATCATGTCACGATTACTGGCCGTTCATTAGAATCCATTCTCGACAGGCGAATCGTCTGGGGGCAGAAGCTATTAAGCGGAAATCTTCAAAATGGAATTAAAACCCTGCTCAATGAGAATGTAATTTCTCCGTCGGACAGCAATCGAAGGATTCCAAACTTCATTTTCAAAGAATCAACCGACCCGGCAATTACAAAGTTGAAATTGGAAGCTCAGTATACGGGGGATAACCTGTACGATGTCATCCAGAAAATTTGCGAGGAGCAGGGTATCGGTTTCAAGATAACGCTGAACGATGAAAAGCAGTTTGTCTTTGAACTGTATTCCGGTTCCGACAGATCATACGATCAGACAGAGAATCCATACGTTATATTCTCTCCGAAATTTGAGAACATCATAAACAGTAACTATATCGAATCTAAAGCTTCGTTGAAAACCGTGACTTTGGTTGGTGGAGAAGGTGAGGGTGCTGGTCGAAGATACACTACAGTTGGCGGTGGTTCCGGTTTAAATCGTAGGGAACTGTTTACGGATGCTCGTGACATCTCTTCGAATGTTGGAAGTGATGATGCATTGACCGATGCCGAGTATATGGCTCAGTTGCAGCAAAGAGGAAAAGAAAAACTTGCAGAAAATGTGAGCATTACCTCGTTTGAGGGAGAAACAGAAACAACTATCATGTTCCAGTATGGAAAAGATTTCTTTAACGGGGACATTGTACAGATTGCGAACGAATATGGACACGAGACAAAAGCTCGTATTCTTGAAATTGTTCGTTCAGAAGATAAGGACGGCTATTCCGTCTATCCGACTTTTAAGACTATAGAACAGGAAGGAGCGTGATGAAGAAGTGAGTGTAACATTTGGATTTTATAATTCAAAAGAAGGAGATCGGCGTTACGATGCTATTCAGATGTCTAGCATTTTCGATGGAATCATTCAGGACGGAATCTTGCAGCATGTCGGAACTGCGATGATTGTAAAAGAATCGGAAGCAATGATTATCAACGTTGGTGTCGGACGAGCCTGGTTCAATCACACTTGGACACTGAATGACGCTCTGTTACCGTTAGTAGTTCCACAGTCCGAGATTCTGCTGAACCGATATGATGCAGTTGTACTTGAAGTGGATTCGAGAGAGGCCGTCAGAGCAAATGACATCAAAATCATTAAAGGAACCCCAGCATCGAATCCAACGAAACCTACGATGGTGAAGACAAATGATCGCTGGCAATATCCACTGGCGTATATTTATGTCGGCGCCGGAGTCACTTCTATTCGACAGGCAAACATCACGAACTGTGTTGGAACTTCAGAGTGTCCATTCGTAACGGCTCCATTGGACAAGGTTGAAATCGATGATTTGATTGCTCAATGGCAGGACCAGTGGAAAGAGTTCTACGAAAAGCAGACTACTGATATGGAAGAAACAAATAAGTTTTGGAAAGAGCAGTGGTCTACCTGGTTCCTGGCACAGACCGAGGAGATTCAGTCAGCATATTTGGCATGGGAAGCTCAGTGGAACCTTTGGTACTCGGAGCACACAGCAGATATGGAAGCCACAAGTACCTATTGGAAAGAAAAATGGGAGGCGTGGTTCAACGAATACACAAGCACCAATACTGCTGAAATGGCTGACTGGAAACAGAAATCAGAAACAGAATTTCGTGGTTGGTTTGAGCAGTTACAGGCACTGCTGGACAGCAATACGGCAGCGAGTCTTGCGAAAAAACTTCTGGAATTACAGAAGCAGGTAGATATTCTTAATCAGTTCAGTTCCAACCTTGAAAACGAATACACGGTATATCAGAAGCTTTACGACAATGGATACCGTACTTATGGAGACGTGCTCGATTCTTCGGATGCATCCATTACTGACAGCAATTTGGATACGGTCATTGGACGTACATATTCCAGTGATCTTCTCCGTGACAGCAATGGCGATGTTATTGAAGGTCGGGCTATTTTTGTCATCAAATAAAGGAGGATTCATTAAATGAAAATCACAGACTACGAAAAGGTCCAGGCATTAGCGGCAAGTAATATTTTTCTGCTTGATGGAC